GCGCGTTCCCGGAGCTAGAGGATCAAATGTACGAGTGGCTCCCCGGCGACGAGTCCCCGGACCGCATGGACGCGCTCGTGTGGGCGATCACCGAACTCTCCGAGCCCGTCGAGGAATTCGCCTGTTATGCATTGTAGGAGGCACACAGTGACCATCAGACATCAACTCATCAACGCGCTCGCCCGGCTCCTCCGCGTCGAGCCCCCGGCCCGGATCGTGCCTGAGCCCTACGAGATCCGGGTGCCGACGCCGGCGGACCCCGTCGAGTACGTCGAGACGCTCCACGACGCCCCGGACCGTGTCTACGTCTGGATCTGCAGGGGCGGCACGACCGACGACCAGATGGCGATCATCGCCGAGAGCATCGGGCAGCGGGACACGAAAGCCCTGCACCTCGTCTGCCGGGACATCGCCGAGATCCGCAAACTCTCCCCGGAGGACGTCCGGCGGCACCTCGCCCCGGTCGTCAAGCGGGCAGAGGAGGCCGGATGGCAGTAGTCGCGCCGGGTATCAAGGGCACTGGTGCCCGGGCGCTCAACGGGGCCGGCACCCCGCGGGCGCTCGACCTCTCGCAGTCGATCTGGTATACTCCAGGGAGAGGCGTCCCGCGTTACGAGGACCTCTACACGATTCGGCGATTCTCCCGCTCGCACACCGTCTCTATCCCTATGCTCGCGATTAAGGGGCAGGTCACGACGACCGAGTGGGGCGTGGTCCCGACCGTCGATAAGCCGACGAGCAAACACTTCGCCGCCTGCGATGCTGTGATCGACTTCCTCGACGGAGGTTTCTCGCGGAACCCGGCGACATTTGACACGCTCTGCAAAGAGGTCCTCGCCGATATCCTCACCATCGACGCAGGGGTGCTCGAACTCGTCCCAGACGAGGAGGGCTGGCTCCAGGAGATCTACGCCCGCGACGCGGCCACGTTCACGAAAAACCCCGACGAACACGGCATTCTTCCGGACCCTGGCAGCGACACCCCGGCATACTACCAGGTCGGGGCGCAGGCATCCATCGCGCAGGACGCCTTCGCCACCGGCCTCCCGGGCATGTCGACGATCTCGCAGATGGACACCCCCCTCTACCGGGCGATCACACCCATCCCCTTCAGCCGCGACCAGATCGTGTGGATCGAGGAAAACCCCTCGACCGACCGGCAGTATGGGTGGAGTCGGGTGCAGATGGCGCACCGACTCATCGAGATCCTGCTTAACCAGGATGTCAGCAACCTGAAGTACTTCCCGCAGAACGAGGTGCCAGAGGGCATCCTGAACCTCCCGGGGCTCTCAAACGACAACCTGACCCGGTTCCGGGAGTACTGGAAGGACGAGATCGTCGGCAAGCCCCACAAACTCGCCCTCATGAACTCCACCGACGCCACCTGGATACCGTTCCGGGCATCGCCGAAAGAGTTGGAGTTCCTCGCCTCTCAGGAATGGTACAACAACCTCGTGTGGATGTGCTTCGGCGTCTCGGCAAACGAGGTCGGCTACCTGCAGGATGTGAACCGGGCGACGGCACACGAGGAGACCGAGACTGTCCTCCGAAAGACGATCTACCCCTTCCTCGAACTCCTCTCCGGCGCGATCAATCGCTCCATCCTCCCGTTTTTGGAGGCGTACTGGGACGTCGATGGTGAAATTGAGTTTCGATGGGACCCGAAAAACCCGATTATCGAGCGCCGGCGCCGCCTTGAGCAGGAGAGCGACCTCCGGCTTGGTCTCTCAACTCCGAACAGGATCCTCGTCGAGCGTGGCGAGGAGCCGGTGCCGTGGGGCGACATGCCGCTCGCGCTCGTTGACTCCCTCGCCCGGATGCATCCGGAGTGGTTCGCCCGCGAACTCGTCGGCATCGAGAACGCCCCCGAGCCCCTCTACGGCGGCGGGCTCCTGCTCTCCTCCCCGGACCCCGTGACTAAGGCGCTCGCAGCGATGAAGGCTGCTCCTGAGGACGAGCCGGAAGAATGGAAGAGCCGCATCGAGGCGCTGCACCGCCGGATCTCCGGGGTGTTCGACGACGCCCTGCAGGCGCTCCGGCCGGCAATCGAGGCGGCGTTCCCGGTGGAGCGGCAGGAAGGCGGCGCGAAACCGCTCGTAGACCTCGACGCGATCCTCGACCAGATCACGATCGCCGAGGACCTCCTCGCTGCCACCGCCGACCCTCGGGCCGATGCCCTCCGGCACGGGATTGATCTCGAATCCCGCCGGCTGGAGGAGGAACTCGAGGGCCGGATCGGCAAGGGGCTCTACCGGGTCTCGATCGTCAAAGACTTCGATGTCACGCAGACGTTTGCGTTCCGGCTCCTGCAGCAGCGGGCAGCGCGGAACATGCGCAGCGTCGAGGACAGTATCAAGGACCTCGTGAGGACCTCGCTCTCCCGCGTGGTCGCCGAGGGCGGTAACGTCAACGACGCATGGCTGGCGCTGCAGCGTGACGTCTCCGGCATGACCAGCGACCACGCCCGGCTCGTCGCCCGGACGGAGATCATGGGGGCGCAGCGTTACGGCAAGCAGGCGCTCGCGGAGGAAACGGAGCACCTGCTCAAGGGCAAGACCTGGCGCTCCCGCAAGATCCCCGGCCGGTCGCGGGCATGGCACACGGCGATGAACGGCGTCACTGTCGGCGTCCGCGAGTCGTTCGTCGTCCCGGCAACCGGGGCGAAGGGGCAGCCGAAGGACTACCCGAAGGAGTGCTATGTCGTCGGCGAGGACCAGCCGTTCAACTGCATGTGCGATCAGCGCTTGAGTTTGAAGGACGACCTCCCTGACACCGCGCAGGAACTCCGGTCCGTCAAGGGGTTATGTATCGAACCGCTGACCAAACAGGCCGCTGTCCTCCTGGAGCACGGGCGGCCCCATGAGACGCTGCAGGGGCTCCTGCAGCGACTGGAGAACGACATGAGCAAAAATCAGATGGCGGAACGCCTCGGAATCAGCAAAGCCACGCTCTACGAGTGGCTAAAACAGGAGTGAGAAAAACATGGCAGTAACAGCAGCAGGGGTCATCATCTCCGAGCAGACGTATGGCGCGACCGTCGACGCCGGGCAGGTCGCATACCTGAAATCTGACGGGAAATGGTACATGGCGAGAGCGAACAGCACTACGACGAGCGCTGGCGACCTGGCGATCGCGCTCGATTCGGGCGTGGCCGGCGGGAAAGGCCGGCTCGTGAAACTCGGGTACGTCAACAACCCGGCATGGTCATGGACGCCCGGAGCGCCCCTCTACCTCTCTGCCGCGACCGCCGGAGGCCTGACGCAGACCCGGCCGTCTGGAGCGGGAAACGTAGTCCGAGAGCTGGCTACGGTCGCGAGTGACCCCGCCACGATCTACTTCGACCCGTCGCCCTCATCCGGCCCGCTTGCGACCGTAGAGGGGCTGACGGCAGAGAAAGGGGACCTGATCGTCGGACAGGCGGGAGCGTGGGCGAAACTGCCCGTCAGTACTGATCCTCTGGCCCGGCTCCGCCCGAACAGTTCTGCCGCATCCGGGCTTGAGTGGGGGAAGGACGTTCCCGAACTTCGCAATCGCGTTGTCTTCGAGACGGACGGTGCGGGGAATACCCTAGAGATCCATGAGGTCTGGATCCCTCAGTTCGAGTCGAAATACTGGTCACAGGAGAACTTGAACAACCTGGATTGCGGCGGGTTTTGGATTGACAAGTATCAGGCGTGCATGTTCGACGCCACCGGGTCATCGCGCGGATCAGTCAGTGTGAACGACCCTGGGCTAAACGGGGCCGCCTGCAAGCCGCACGTGGTGCCGTGGACCGACATCAACTGGTCTAACGCCCGGGCCGCGGTCGAGAACCGGGGCGGAGCTGCAAACAAGGCTACAGGGACATGCGCTCCCTACAGCGGCGGCAGCACTACACAGTTCTATGCTGAGAATGCTGGCCACCTGATCGGCCGCAGGGTCTACATCACTCAGGGCGGCGTGACCTACGTTCGGCGGGTCGTCCGGACTGGAGGGGACGCCGACGCCGACCCGAACGCTGCAAAACTGGTCGAATTCTATCCGGCGCTCCCGGCGCCAGTCACGTCCGACGACACGTATACAATCGTGCGTCGGTTCCTACCAGGGGGATACGAGTGGTTCTCCCTCGCGGCTCTTGCGCGGATCCTTATGGTTGAGTGCGGACTGCTGTACTGCAAGGGCAACACCGACTGGGGCAAATTCCACGGGGACCCCCGCGAGAGGGTCTACGAGGGGATCCCGGACCCGGTGCGACCCGGGTATCAGGGCAACGCGGTTGCCCGCGTCCTCACGGGATCCGGCCCACGCTCCTGGTCGCTCAACGGCAAGGAGTCAGGGGTCTGGGATCTGAAGGGTAACATGTTCGAGTGGGTCGATCTCCGGATCGGGACCGCAGCGGACCATACGATCGACGCGGAGTATCCCGGAGCAGGGCACCTCCTGCCCTCGACGAACGGGTACGTCCAGGCGCTCTACGACCCGGCTCCTGACGGGGCTCGGTCGCTCGGGGCTGAGATATTCGCCCCGAAAACGATCGGGAGTGCACAGGCGGAGTTCGACTCGAATTACCACTACCAGGCCACCGGCCAGCGTGCCGCGTTACGGGGCGGGGGTTGGGGCGACGTCGCGAATGCGGGGTTGTTCTATCTGAGCGTGGGCTACGCCCCGTCCAGCGTGGGCAACGGCTTCGGCTTCCGCGGAGTCTGTTGATCTGAAGATCTGGCGATCTGTATGGTGGAACGGCACGAACGCCTGAAAATCTGGCAGAAATCACGGGACTGAGAACATGACGGGAAAGCAAATTATGCGCATCCACACGGCCGCGGGCGTCGAGGAGATCGACGCGGACCGGCTGCTGGTACAGAACGACGAATACGTCCTCTTCCGGGGGGAGGATGAGGTCCGGCGGGTGCCGATCGCCGATATCCTATCGGAGACCGACCCTGAGACCGGGGAAGAGCGCGGAGGCATCGAGACGATCTATAGCAGGAGTTGAGGGTATGCCTCGGTTCAGTGCTCACACGAACAGGCTGAACCGGACTGAACCTATCCCCTCAGACAACTAATAGAGGACTAAGCAATGCCTGAACTGAAAACCAAATCGATCGCCGCCGCACCCGGACAGACGAAGGTCTGGAAATCGCGGCTCGTCGAGAGCGGTCCGGAGGTGACGCTCATCCGCGTCCCGATCTCCTCGACGACCGAGGACCGGGACGGCGACGAGTTCTCCCTCGCGGGGTTGGAATCGATGCTCGCGGGGCTCAAGAGCGGCAAGGTCCCGCTCTACCTCGACCACGGGTTCCGAGAGTCCGGCGTTCACCTCTACGGGGCGCTCGACATGCTCGGGGCCTGGATCGACGGCGAGATCGAGGGAGAGGTGCTCTACGGCACCGCGTTCCTTGAGCCGGACAACTGGCCCGCGATGGAGCTCGCCCGGAAGATCGAGGCGGGGCTCCCGGTGGGGTTCTCTGTCGGGTTCGGGATCGTCAAGAGCCGGAACTCGGATAACGGGGGCTTGATCTTCGACGAGGTCTCTCTCTGGGAGGTCTCCGCTGTCGGGATCCCCTCGAACCCCGACGCAGTGAACTCGGCTGCCGTGCAGGCGGTCGTGAAATCGCTCCGCGTGAAGGTGGGGCTGGAAAACGATGAAATGAAGCGGAAAACCAAAGAAACCGAAGAAGATCCGTCCGAAGAGGAGAAGCAGGACGAGGAAGAGCAGGAGGAGCAGAAAGCCTCCAAAGAGGAAGAGGAAGAGGAAGAGGAAGAGCCCTCTGCCGAAGACGAGGACGAAGAGGAAGAGAAGACCTATGAGGTCCTCGACGAGGCACAGTTCCGGCAGATCGTC